AGATAACGACCTTGATTGAGTCCAGCAGCTGAACCTACTGTCAAAAATGGATAATTCAACGCACCCGCGCCTGCAATAGCAGACGTAGTTGTTTGTACCGTCACGCCGTTTTGTACGACTGGAACCGATTCCAGTCCTGTCAAAGCCGACGCGGTGGGTAACTGCAATATGGTGACTTGTCCGCTCATATTATTGGCTCGTAGGAATATTCGGAACAGGTGTAATGATGTCTGTATTACCGTTGGTGCTTGGAACTGTCGTGCCGTTCTCTGTACTGATGTAAATCTGCGTTTGGTCGCTACCTGGGATCTCAGTACCCGTAGGCGTAATCACCAAGCCATCATCATTTGCCGCAACATTGACATCAGGACGCGGAAATTGCAATGCAATACGTTCTGTCTGTCGTGCTGGTAAGCGGTATGGATCTTTTTGATCTGCACAACCTTGCTGACAAACTTTTAAACCAGGGAAGTTAGGATCGGGTTGCGCTTCAATAATAGCTCTCTTCATCTTGCATCGATCACAGATGAAGATTGCTATTAGCGTATTACCCCGAGTGTCTAACCATTTAGGCATTATTTTGTATATACCGAAATATTTGGGCTGAAATAGATTGGCGATTTATCGCGCTCTTCATTCTCAGCCATCAAGAAATACTTCTCTGCTTGAGCTTCCAAATAACTAATTCTTTGCAACTGCACAGATGGCAAAATCATGCTCATCTGATGACCGAGCAAAAATTGGATTGCTTGATTCCAACGTTGTGGTATCTCCAACTGTCCGCTCAGATCACCAACGTCTTGAATTTGACGCGAATACCAAATGGTCATCTGCACAAAAGCATTTGATGGCGTAGGCCACAACGTAATTTGTGATTGCGGAATTTGGCGATTAAACCAGTATTGATATGGTTGATTTGCCGTGAAATTCTTGTTTGGCAAATTCGTATAATCATCTCGATTCAATCGAGCCATTGTAATTTCAGTGGAATTGTTTCCAAAATACAATTCATAAAGAGCCAACGTTGTCCCGCCAAAAGCTTGCATTCTGTAATACGGGACGTTTGCGCCAGGATCAATATTGCTAAATACCCACTGACCGTTTTTTACCGCAACGTTTGTACCTGTGTACAGCGTTGTCCATGTCGTTCCATCGGGCGAGCTTTGCAGGTAATAATTCCATACCGCTGAACCATTGTTTGCAATGTATGGCATGAATCCAATAGAACCAATGTACAAAGGATTATTAGTTCCGTAAAAAACGGAATAGCTTCCATTGGCAACGGTCATTTGGTTGTAAGTTGAAGTGTTGCTATCGTAAATATTAGATACGCCGCTGCCATCACTTGCACTGTAAGACCCGTTCTGGCGCGTCATAGTGCGGTATAACGCATTTAAAACGTCAACACCACCCAAAGGTAGGGCATATTCAAATTGATTGGGCTGGAGCCCATATACTTGTTCACTGATTGCCCAATAATTAATGCCTTGGTTAATCAGGTTACTGAGAACAAAAAACAAAGCTTGTTTCGAGGCTTGAACTTGTTCGACCGTGAGCTCTTCCGCAAGCTTGCCCGATAGACGAGCGCCCTGGTCGATAAAGTTCTGAACGGTGACAACCGTTTGTCCAACCGTGCCGCTGTAAGCCATTATTTACCTCACCAGCTATGCTTATGTTTAGGATTTTTATCGTGCGTTGAAATTTTGCAATCATCTAAATCAATTTTACTTTTATAACTTGATTTTGGTTTATGTTTTTCAATACTTCCACCTACTGCTTTCTTAATAGCGCCGCCTTTCTTTTGCATCACTAACTGTGGTTGATCGGCACCCGCCATGCGGTTCTTGTACTCAGGCGACGCTAAGATGCTTTGACGAATGGTGTCCGCAGACTGTCCTTTGTTTGCAGCAATACCCGTAGGATCAGGCGCACGACCTAACATACTTCCATAAAGAGAATTGATGTCTTCTCCACCTGCTTTTAGCATAGGTGACACATCAAACTCGCTATAGTCAGGAGCAACGCCGCTATTTCTTGCATTTTCAAGCATGGTGTTCATGCGGTCAGCATTTGCTTGTCCTGCTGCTACATATGCCGGATCCTGATATTTTGGATCTGACATATTGGGCATATTATCAACAAATTGACCGCCCATTGCCATTTTCTTTGGTGCTTTTGCATTGTCACGTGTAGGTTTAGTTGCCATCTTAGAATCCTTTATGTTTTGGATTTTTGTGCTCGCCACTGGTAATTTTGCAATCATCTAAATCAATTTTTCCGCCTGATTTCATACGACGTTTGCCTGTTGAATCCAAAATATGATGGTTATACCCACCATACTCATTGTCACGTTTGTCACGCGAGCGTCGCGCACCTTGTAAAGTACCTGCCTTACCGACAGTCTCACCCGTGCGATGACTGACTATTGAAAAAGGAGCGCCTTCGTTCTTGTCTTTTTCTTTGTTGTAAACAGGAGCATCTGACTCTGCTTTGTACCAATCGACATTAGGTTTGACTGCCATCATTTACTCCGATTACCAGCCGGGACATTTCCAACGTTTCAATGATGCTTTTGCCCTTGGAGCATCACCACTTGCATGTTTAACAACACCTGACATTCTCGCGCAAAAACTGTCTTTGCGCGAACCGCCTTCAGGTTGTGGTGCCTTCAAGTGCGATCCTGTTTCTCGGTTGTATTTGGCTCGACCTTTTTCAGTAAGTCCTGCCCCTTGTTCCGTAGGTTTTTTCTCACCTCGCCCAACAGCAAGAGAAACTCCACCATCTTTCTTGCGAGCAGTTTTAGCAGATTCCACAAAAGCTTGAGCACTGGGAGCGCCCTTGCTGCCAGGCTTGCGCATATGTTCTTTAGATCCATGTTTAATCCTTTCTTGCTTTGCGTGGATATTGGAATAAAGACCGCCGCCAGACTTAAATTTCTCGCCTGTATCGGCATGCACAAATTCTTTACCAACTTTTTGCGGAACACCACCCACACCACCTTTGGTATGGGCAGCTGCTTCCATCAATCTATGTTGAGCGGGTGATTTGCTTGGCATGATTAAGTGCCAATACCAGTAACATTGTTATTGCTTTGAATCAAAACGCCGCCAATGTTAACGCTCACCACCGCTGCGGTTGCAGCGCTACTTGCAACTTGGAATCGCAAATCCGTTCCACCAACATAAGGGAATGGAAAATGTCGTTGCACTTCGTATGAAGTGTTGTACGGCGTTTGAACAATAACCCTTTGCACGCCTGATGAAGAGTTGGTCAATGCACGATAAGTGGTGTAGTTCGCAGTATTACCGTTGAAAGATGAATACGCACCGTACCTGTAGCCATAAAAAGTAAAGCCGTTTGGCACAGTGTAGATACCCATCTGCGATGTGCCGATGCTAGTCGTCACGCCGTTAACGACTTGCGTGTTGATTTGTGCGTAAACGGTACTGCTGACAGATAGAGTAATTACGCCTGTGGGGTTTGTTGCTGAACCCACAGAGACTGATATGTTATTGATGCGGAAATACGAGTTGACGGTCGTTACGTTCGTCGTTCCGTTTAATACTAAGTTTTCAGAAATTACGTTGTAATTTGTATCTAACCCACTAATTGTGATGGTAGCGGTGTCTGTGTTGACAGTGCTAACCAAAGTCATCGTAGAGGCAGATGTCGGGAACACATAATCGGCGGTTGCCATGTTCTCCCAAACTGTTCTAAATAGTGCTGCCGTAGCGGGCGTCGTACCGTATGCAAAGATATTAGCAATACTGTGTCCCATAATCTGACTACGGGAGACTTGCAATTCAAACGGCTCGTATGCACCGCCACGCGTAATTGATGAAACAATTCCATTACTCATAATTTATCCTTCAAAAGTGGGGAGCCGAAGCCCCCCAACTTAATTACCTCATTGAGCCACCACGTCGACGTGCAGGTACTGAAGGTGTGCCTTTAAGTTTCTCTCTCAAGTAATCAACACCTTGCATTACTTTTCGTGGAACATACATAAAGGCATCGTCTACCATTTTTGAATCAGCTAGATTTTCAGCCTTTTCACGATCGTAGTGATCCTGATACGCACGGTTTAATTGCTCCGTTGTGTACCCAGGCTCTTTAGGTTGCCCTTTCATACTACCTACGCCATCTCCCTCACTAAAGTGGTGAACGTTTCCACCACGTTTGTAAGTTCCAGATTGCAAGGTATTTGCCACAGGTGGGTGTTTAACGCGCATAGGCATCTTTACAGATTTGCCCATGTCATTAACATTCCCCCCCGTGGCGTAGGCTTTTTTTGAGGTTTTACCTCCATGCTTATATCCACCAGCATTAGCAAGTTTCACAATACCAGTGGTGGTATGTGATTTGCCTTTTGGCGTGGAATTAGCAGGACGATTTTCCCAATTGCCACCTTCAACAGTATTGCGGGTGTCATACTTATCGATTGCGCCACCATCTGCTTTGTGGTGCATCTTGGCTTTGCCACCATGTTTAAAACCACCTGCATTGCTCATTGACACGCCACCAGTGGCTCTTGAGCCGCTGAACGGACGTGCGCTATGCATGTCGGTGTTTTCGTAATAGTGTTCATTACCTTCAATCGTGCCACCCATTTCGTTTTTACCGCGGGTTTCACTTTCGTTGGTTTCACTAGGAATTGAGCTACCAGTAGCGCGACCACCTGCAGCATAGTGATGTTTAGCTTTTCCACCATGCTTATAGCCACCTTTGTTGCCCAGATTTACTTTTCCGGTTTTGCCACTGGTGTGATCCATGTGTTCGCCATCATTCATCATGTGAACATAGGGCGAAACACTTTTCTTAACCGTTGTTCTGGTCATATCTGAATCAATTTCACCACCGCTGGCGTAATGACCACCTTTGCACATTGCCTTGTGATGCTCACACATCTTTTTGTGATGTGCTGAACCACCTTCTTTGTGCATCTTCGCGTGGTGTTTAGCCATATGCTTGTGATGTTCCAACGAACCCTCTGGATGACCAGAAATGCGATGGACTTTACCGCCGTGAGCCATGTGCTCATGGTGCATACGACCACCATGCGCTTTATGAGCCATACCGCCATGCTCACTATCTTTCATGGCTTCATGATGATGAAGTTCTTTTTCAAGTTTTTCAATCATCTTGTGGTCAGCAGATCCACCTTTTTTCATGCCCAACAAAGCTTTTTTAACCATTGCTGCGCGCATGGCTTGCTTGGCAGGTGCCATGTTAGCAATCGCAGCAGGACTCATAGCGCGATTGACATTAGGCATACCTTCGCCAACACCAGTCATGCCAGGCATTACACCACCCATGACTTTGTGAGCAACTTTTCCACCCTTAGCATACAGGTTTGGATTCATCGCTTTCATACGATGCATCATTGACGGCTTTTTAGGGCTGCTACCAGCTTCTGATTCAAAAGCGTGATGCGCACCATGCATGTGATGCATTTCCATCGGCTTGTGACCACTTTCGTGACCACCTTTTGCATGATGTTTTACTTTGCCGCCCTTTTTAAGCTTCAAGCTTACACCGGGCTCATCCGTGTACATCTTTACCATCGGTTTAAATTCAGACATGTAAGTCTCCTTTAAGCTTGGGTTACGCCAAGAGCGCCAGTGCGAGTCGCATTAGGGCCTGCAGCGATGCCTGGTAATGCGATGACAACTACTAAACGCTTAATGCCGTTAGTAGCACTCGATGGAACATATGTACCGCGAACATCGCCTGTAATGTTAGTTGCAGGAGTAGTTAAATCAGCGGCAGTAAATGTACCAGCATCATTTGCTAATGCATTGTTCCAACCTGCTCGAACAACATAACCTGCATCATATGTACGTAACGGTAATCCAAGCGTATCAGTTGTACCAACAGTAACTGTTGTGGCAGAACCTGTAGTTGATACTGATGAAATTTGATAAAAAGCTTTGTTACCAGATTTAGCAGTACCTGCTGTTGCTTGAGTAATTTGTTCAGTCATTGCTTGACCATAATAGTCATAGCCTGAAACAGTGTATACACGAGCAGTTGTTGCACCATTAACTTGTAGAGCGCGAGGCGTATCTAACTGAATAACAGTTGTTCCATCAGTGCGTACCACTGATTTAGCAGAAGTTCCTGCAGTCAAAACTAAATTACCAGCAGCTGAAACTGTTTGTGATGCAGCAATATTTGCTGTTTGTAGTGTTTGGGGAATAACATCCCAAACATATTCTCGACCTAATGGCCCAACACCAACTTCCATTGGAGATGGATCTTGTAAACCATAATTTCCTGCAGCATAAATAGTAATTGAACCTGTAGCAGAAGAAGATGCGCTAAGGGTATAAGTACCCGTGCCACCAGCACCGCTCACAAATGCAGTAATGTACGAACCAGTTGTAATACCTGTACCACTCACAAATTGACCGAGTGTTAAAGAATCACCAGAGTTCATGGCTGTCACAGTCATTGTGGTGCCAGTTACGGAACCAGTAATAACAGATTCATTATTTGATACGTTGGTACCGATGTAACCTTGTGCTGTTCCTAAAAACAGATCGTCGCTAAATTGAGGCATTTTAAAACTCCTGTGGCTTGAACCACTCGGGGTTGATCAAAAAAGGGTCGGTTTTTTACGCCGACCCTATTACTTACACGCCAGGCGTACCGTAAGCACAGCGTGGGTCAGTAAAGCCCACAGCATAACGCTCAGTAGCCTTGTAACGCATTGTGTCAGTCTCAAAGTCACCTTCCATGGTTTTCTCAAGACGACGACGCATCAGAAGCTTAAAGCCCTCTGGAGCATCGGTCTGAACCCACCATGCAGTGCTTGAAGTCAAGCGGCTGATAACGGCTGCGCCTTCGTCCAACAAGCCAATGGATTTCACTGGGTTGATGTCGTTGTTAGCGTTACCGGCACGCAAAACGCTCTTCAACAAAACTTCAGCTTGGAAGATGTTGCCAGGAGCCACGATCAATTGACGTGGAACCAAACGGATCTTCTTGCCGTTGTTGTCAACAGCCTGACGCACTTGAATCAACATTTGCTCCAGAGAAGTCTGGCTCAAGTTGGCTGCGGTAGACAGTTGGTTGCTAAAGGTACCGTTCACGATTGGGTGAGCAGTGTTGATCAGGGAAACGCCATCACCACCGGGGTAAGCCGAGTTGAAAGCAGTGTTCAACACGTTAGCTGCCAACAGTTCTTTGGTTTCCACCAGAGACTGAGCCAGATGGCGTGCATACAC